TAAGCCTCCCTGAGCGCGGCTGCAATGACGTGCTCAAGTTCGCCGGACCCGACTCGTACAATGGGGTCAATCATCACGTACTCGGTAATCTCCCTCGCCTTCTCTTCGTGCTTCATGGCTGTGCCGCTTTCTCTACCGGGTCATCCTCCCAAAGTAATTCACCGTCCTTTGTCCAGTATTGATGAACGGTTCTATAGGGGTCTGCATCGGTCCCTCGCCCCTTGCAAACATCGACGTAAATCAGTTCGATAATCTTAGCCATCTACTTCTCTCCTTCTGGGGTCAGCGCGGCGAGTGCTTTTCGCGCCCTTTTGCCCGCTGCTACAACTACGCCTTTACCCGGAACGCATTTGGATTCGCAGTCGTCCTGCTGGTCCATGATCTTTGTGTCAGCGTAGTACTTAAGCGCCTCTTTCGCCGCCTCAAGCTGCGAGCGGAGGGAGTCGCAGTCTGCGATTGCGCAATCTCTATCCCGAGCATTGATTTGGGCAACAGTGTCCGCGCCCGTGAACAGTCCCTTCAGCATCTCAACCTCCCCCCGCGCCTGGGCGAGTTCTGCGCGGAGCCTGAGAATTTCCGGCAGCATCAACTGTGCAGACCTAACTTGCGACCGCTCAAAGCCATGTAGCTCAAAGCAACGGCATCCCCCGTTTGTTCTCATGCCGCCCTTGTTCTTGGCGAACAGACAGGAGTTGTCGCCGCAATCCAGTGCACTAACTTCTAGTGATTCGTTGCAGTAACTTCTAGGAGATTTCTCCCGCTCCTTCTGCCATGCGATGCCATACAGGACTGCCTCGCGCTCTCTGCTCCACGATTCGTTAATGTAAGATCCGAGAAACTTATTAAAAGACCTAGAGGCATACTCCTCAGCAGCCGCTTCCCGTTCCGTCATTTGGCCTCCAGTAGTGCGCGTATGTCGTTCGCAACCCAACTTATCTGTATACCCGCCTCAAACTTGTCGGCTATGCCGCAATCCATCTCGTACTTATCCGCAATCCTCGCCGCATCCTCGATGGCCTTGGAGTAGCCTGCACGGTAAGTCAGGTACAGATGATCCCTGTATTCGCTCCTAGACATTGTGACCATACTACGCAACTCCGGCCTCGCCAGATTGTTTGCATAATCCATCGCAGCTTCCCGTTCCGTGGTGGTCACTGACATAACTCCTCCTGACTTTTGTGTGTCCACACGCCTTTGCCCGTAACCTCGTCGCGGTAGGTGCATTTAGGTTCGCAGAAACATTCTGACGAACACTTGTGCTTGTCATCGTTCGGCATAACGTGAAGGTCTGATTTCTCACTTCGGAAATAGTCCTGCCATTGCTTTTCAAATTGGTTCATACGTCCGCGCCTTTCTGGGAGAGGGCTCGCCTGAGCCTAACCTCACCCGAGAGTGCCTCGTCAATCCACCACAGCGTATTGTTTAGATAAGGATTCTTGCCGCATGAATCGCTTTTCAAGTGTTTCATCGCGTGCTCAAGTGCTTCTCTCAGTCGTTTCACCTCGTCTTGAAGTTCGAGAACAAGTGCAGTCATTCCTTCCAGTGTTGCGCCTTCCATTAGTTCGTTCCTTTCTGGGAGAGGGCTGTGCGGGCACGCCTTCCAGCTAGTCCGCTTGATTCATTTCTTTCTTCTATATCGCCATACAGAACACATCGCCTAACAAACCCGTTATCGGAAGTGTCGTAGTCAACTGAGTAATTCATATAGTCGGCGTAGTATTGAAGCGCCGCCCGCAGCCTTTCGTTCTCGTGGTCTGCGGCGACACAGTTTCGATGCCAAGCATCTGCGAGTTCCTCTAACTCCAGAATCTGCTTATCCTTGGCGGCGATGTAGCATTGGCAGATCAGCAGCCGGGGGTGATTTGTTTCTGTACAGGTCATGAGGTGCCGCCTTTCTTCACTTCCACAAATTCAACCCACTCAGCGCCTGGCCCATGACGTTCCGGCCATGTCGAAACCATGCAGTGGTACTTGATGCCTGTGTCCTTGGGTATGTCCATCGTAGTAATCCACACCCTCCTCGGCTTCGCTTTCGGCTTCAGGCGGCGAAGTTGCTTTGCATGAAAGGTGTACGCGGTTTGTGTCACGTCCTGCATGACGATGACGGTGTGATTGCTCGAAGTAATAACGGTTCCGGTTTGCCGTGGCCTCGCTGACGCCTGTGGAGACGTATAAATTGCTACCCGATCACCACTCTTAAACTTGCTCACGCTGCACCGCCTTCCTTTGGTTCGTAAGTAAGTTTCTCTAAGAACTGCTCGGCTGCGTTGTTGGAAATGTCGTACACGCCATTCATGCGATGGCTGCGGCGGAACTCGTCCTGAAAACACACCGCGATGTTCGCCTTCCAAGAATGCCAATACGCTGGATCTGCCCTCAGTGCTTTGCACAGATGGTTTACTGCTTCTTGCGTTGTCATGCTTTCTCTCTCCTTATTAGTTGACTGATTTTATACACTTCATTTAGATACTATTTCTTGCACCCCTAGAAACCGGCCTCAAAACTGACGTTCAGACTTTGCATAAACACCCCTTCAGACTTCCACGGTTGGCTCAGGTTGATTTTTCTGCCCCTTTGGACACATCCGGTCGCATTCACTGCGTCGGCCCCACCGCTTCGACCGATTCCAGTTCGTCGGCAAGCGGTGAACCGGGGCACGCCACGCAGTCGGGGTGCGCTTGCTTCATCCCGTGAGGCTTAACGACTTCCACCAGTCTTGGTCGCACATGCGTACCTTTCCAAATTTCGATGCGTCCAGGCCCACACCCGTTGCGCCAAAGTTTCAGCTTCAGCGCGTAGTCCGGTGTCTCAAGTCCCTTTGCCTCAGCCCACACGCGTTCGCCTGTCGCGACTTCCTCGAAGCTGTAGTCCACCCGCCAGCGAATATCGAAGCCAAGGTCAACGGTGTGCTGGCACCGAATGTCGCGAATCTCGCCCGCCTTCTCTCGCAACGTCAGCAGGTCGAACACCGATGCTTCCAACTTACTCGCGAAACTCCTGCCCGCGTGATTCGTCCTGGTCGCCCCAAATTTCTGCCCGCGTCGTTTAGCCCACATCACACACCACCACGCTCTCGGGATGCACCAGCTTGATCGGCGCTCCCTGTTTCTTGGCTCTGATCTTCGCCCACTCTTTGCCGTTCTTGTCTTTGACGATTCCATAAAATTCAGCGTCGTAATTCAGGAACGTGTGCTGCGATGCCGGGTACACGCGCACCGTCTGCGTCGTTTTGGTTTTCATGCCTCACCCACCGCTTTCCGCTCGATCAATCCCTTGTCCAGCTTGTAAACCAGGGACAGCGCGACTACCTCACGCCTGTTTATTCCGAACCCCCGCCCATTCTCCAAATCCTCAAGCCGGTACTCGGGCAGCTTCGCTAGCTTCTCTGCGTCTTGAAGTTTCAACCCGACACTGAGCCGGTGTTTCCTGATCCACCTTCCAAAGTCCTGATCGTTCAGACAGCGTTCATCACGGTCCATTTTGTTCCTCCGCTCTGTTTGGTATTCGTTGCAGCACACGCGGCACCAGGGCATGAATCCGTCCTTTGCGCGCTTGGCGGGGCTGAAATCGGTGTGGGGTTTGTCTTGCTTACACTTCGAGCAGAATTTCATTTCCAACCTCTTTCAATTCCGAGCAAACGCTTGAACGCTTCTTCTGCCGTCTGGGGCACAACTCCGTTGCCCAGGGCTCTAATTCGGTCGCACCGATAGGTAAACCCATCAACCACTCGACCCACTCCGGGTTCAGTTGCCCACCAATCAGTCCTTCTCGGTGAACCGCTTCCTCGTTCAGCGCCTGCTGATGTCCCGCTGCCGTTCTGCGCCCGTATCCCTCCTTCGATCCCGGCGAGCGATAATCCCTTGCTGCCGGCGTCGGCCAAAGACGAACCATTCGAGAAAGTGAGTCTGTTGGATCCTTGTCTGCATCGCTCGCTATCGGCGTAGGCAGCAATCCAGACTCTTTCGCGGAGGTGCGGCGCTCCCACATCGTAAGCGGATAAAACCCCGTAGCGTCCCACATACCCATTCGCGGCCAGTTCTGCGGCAACTCGGTCAATTCCTCGAACAATGAGGCCTGGGACGTTTTCCAAGAACAGGAAGCGCGGTCGAAACTCGCAAGCAAGCCTAACGACTTCGAAGAATAATCCGCTTCGCTCTCCGTCCAGGCCCTTTCCATTTCCTGCAACGCTAACGTCCTGGCAGGGGAAGCCTCCTGAGATAATGTCAATCGGTGCGCTGATGTGTTCTCGCCGCAGCGTTCGCACGTCATCCCAGATTGGAGCTCGGTCAATCCGACCTCGTGACATTTCGGACACAAGAATGCCGTGGCAGTATTGCTCGATTTCACAATACGCCACTGTTCGCACCCACGGCCTGAGTGCTCGACCGATTCCACCGTAGCCTGAAAACAAATCCAACCCATTCAACATCCCCCCTCCGCCGGCGCATTCAGTTGTTTCATCAAGCCTGAGAATCCAAGCTGCTTCAGGTTCGGCGTTCCCTGGTATTCAAGTTCCGGCGCGTGCGTGCGTGCGTCCTCGAGCGCCATGCGGCGCTTGTTCACGGCGTCCATCAGCGCAGAGGCGCGGCTGTGTGGGTCATGGCCGAGACTTGGCGACCACTTCACAGGCTTACGGTTTGACCGCGCATCGGCTACTAGGCGGGTGTAGGTTTCTTTGAACGCCACTCGTGCGGCTATCGGGTCATCCTCGATCATGAACCTGACCACGTTGTAGGCTTCCGCCATCTCGTCAGACCAGACCACGGAACCAGACTCGTCTTTTGGAATCATGGCCCAGGCTTCCTCGGGTCCAACGCGCCCATCGTCGATGCGAGCTACTACGTCTGAAACGGTCGGGAAGAACTTCAGTTCCTTCCGGCATTTCGTGAGCGCGGCGGCTACTGCTGCGTCTGGGAACTCTCCGAGGTCTGAGAGAAACAGTTCAGCGGCAACGGGAGTCATGGTCTTGCCGTAGATTTCTCCGGTCGCTTGGATAATCTGAATCAGTCTGCTATCCATTTTGGTCTGCCTTTCTTGCCGCGATTCTGGAAGCAGCCCCCTGCCACACGTCCGAGTTATGCTGCATTCGCTCGACTTCGCGGCCAGTGGTGGAAAGCACCTGCTTACCTAGCGCCCACTGCGTGCGCAGACTTTCGGCATCAGAAAGAAGCATCCCCACCGGGTGGAGGTTCTGGACGTAGAACTGTTTGTTGTGGCTGACGTAGAACCTAGCCACCTCGGGAGCCTCTTCACCCAGGCGCTTCACGAGCTGCGCGATCTTGGCATTGACTGCCGCGTTCCTGATCGGAGGTTCCCCGTAGCGCCCCTTGTAAGCCTCTTGGTAGGAATCCCATACGGCGACGTTCAGCGGGTTCGGCTTCCGGGAGCGGCTTACGGATTCCCTCTGCTCGAACAACACCAAATCCACCGGACCCGAAACGTTTACGTTTTGGGAACTGTTTTCAGAGATTGAGCTAGAGTTAAGAGAAAGAGGAAGAGAAGGAGAAAGAGGAAGAGTAAGAGTAAGAGGATTCGACCCGTTAGGTTCCGTTAGGTTCCGTTGAAGTCCCGTTAACGACCGTTCACTTTTTTCCCTAATGTTTTTGCGGCCCGCCTGTGAACGCTGTTCTAGCCATCCAAACTGCTCGCGTGAACCCGATACATACACGCCTGTGTCTGTGATCTCTGCAAACCCACACTCTAGGATCTCATCAACGACCGTTAACGACCGTTTCCAGTCGTCTATCGGGATTGTCCGGTGTGCTGACTTGAGCCACCACTTTTGCGCCAGCACCCATGCCATCACGAGCGACCCTAATGCTCGCTCTTGTGACCCTAAGCGCATTGACAGCTTGAAGAATCTCCCATCCTTGAAGATGGAATCCTCCACGTTAATCCTTGCCATTTTTCCCCCTACCCTCTCGATGCAAAACACCCCATCCCTGGGGGAACTGATCCTGCCCAACCGTGGGCAAGGTTTAACTACTCAAGCCGCGTCGTGCGGCTTCTTCTTTTCAATCTTGTGTATTGCCACCCAGTGCATCCCCACCGACCCGAGCACGCTGCCGCCCACATAGGCCGCGAGCACCCAAGACTGGTCCAGGTTCATGGACAGCTTGCGAAACATCAGCAGCCAAATGCCGTTAGAAAGCACCGCTGCCACTGAGTGATAGGCAATCGAACTGCTATTCCTAGCTCGCGATACAAGTGTGAAGCTGGCGTTCTGGAGAACAGCCAAACCCATCACGGAAAGAACCTCGCTCATTCGCAGATCCCCCATGTGCTCATGCAGGTGGGAATGTCTTTTGCGTCCTCTCCGAAGAGGTCGAACTGCCGCCCCCCGCGAGCAGTCCGGCACCATTCTCGAACGTCTTTTATTTTTGGAATTATTAAGCCAAGAAGTTCCGCAGTGAGTTCATCGTATCTTGGGCGATCCAGTTCAGACTTGAGCTTTCCCGAACTTCCCTTTTCTTCGTCGCAAACCATTGCATCCCGCTCAGTCATGATTTCGGATTTTCGGCGGGCAATCTCTGGCGAGAGGGGGATGATCCCAGGCAAAAACCAATTACCGCCAAGGCGAGACTCCCACTCTTGTAGCTTGTCCCACGCCCAGTCGGGCATGTTTGCGAGTTCGGATTTACGCGAGTGAATGCAGGGGTAACAGCCAACGCGAGCCGAGCCATGCTCATAGAGAGGGTTCGGAGGGACGCCTTTGGATTTCAGGTAATCAAAAACCTGTTCCTCATTCCAGCGAAGCAGCGGGCGCTCGGTGTAGCAATCAAAGTAGTCAACAAACTCGCGAGGCGGCATTAGCGCACGCTTTGCGCTCTCACCCGCCCTGATCCCGGTATACTGAATTACCTCCCCGTCGCCACGATCTTCACGGACTGTTTCAAGCCACGCAGCCATGGGTGCGAGTTTGGTGTTTTCTGTGCAGAACTGAGCGGTCGTGCTTGGTGCCCGCCCCTTCCACAGCATCATGTCCAAAAACGGATTTCCGCTCGGCTCGATGCCCTTGTTTTTTAACTTCTCTGAAAAGTCTGCCCTAACCCATGTGATTTCTGGACCACCCGCCATATCAGGAAGATTGCGCAGATAATTATAAGTAACCGGGTGCTCATGGCCCGTGTCTGCAAACACGGCCTTAAATCCGTCTCTGCCCCACTGGTCGATAGCCCAACAGTAAAGAGCGGTGGAGTCCTTCCCGCCGGACACAGAGACAACGCGAAGGATGCTCACGCGGCACCGCCCGGCTGACAAATCTCGCAAGCGCACACGCCCGTTCCCTGCCAGAAGCAGCAAGGAAGGTTTGTCTTTGCGAACTTTCCAAATAAATCGAGCGCACGCTGGTCGTAGGCTTGCGCGGCAGCTTCCTCAGTGTCGAAGCATCCGATGTGTTGCTGTTTTTTCTGGTAACCGATCTTGGCAATCCATTTGCCGACATGCGGCGCGAAGTGGACGCCTTTGAATTTGGACGTGTTGCCGCCCCTGTCCTTGCGGCGGTTGTGCATGTTCTGCGTATGTGTGCAAAACCGCAGATTGGAACGGCGATTGTTCAGCGGGTTTCCGTCGATGTGGTCAACGGTCTGTCCTGGCTTGGCGTCAAGAATCAGGCGGTGAAGGCCGACCGTGCGCCCATCAATTGTTGTGATGGCGTATCCGCCGCGCACCCGAAACCGGTGCTTGCTGACCATGGCGTAATCGTCAGCATCGACAACGGTAAACTCACCCCGCGGCAGAATGATGATTTGATCGGCGCCTGTTAGCCGCTTGCCATCGCGCCGAAAGTCACCTACTATTTTGGTATGTCTAATGTCATTTTCGACACACCTTTTTCCACTTCTTGCTCCCACTTCGCCCCCAACTCAGGGGCTATGCACAAAATCTTCGACAAGAATTACCGCGTTAAACCAATACTTAATCGTTAGCGGCTAAGTAGTCGGAATCACATAATAACTATTATCGGACCTCGTGCACAGCACCAATTTTAATTGACCAATTATCTCAAACGTTTACCAAGTTTGTACTTCTTCGCGCCCTCTCTGTACGGATTGTCGGACTTGTTTTTTCTGCGAAGCTGAAGCCTCGCTTCCCAATATTTTGTATGGATGACTCGTGGGTTGAACTCGCCCATGTAGGTCGAATACAAAATGTATTTGTGGTGAGCACCGAACACTGCCTTGAATTTCTCCATCGTGATTTCGACGTGCTTGAGTTTGCCCATCTCAATCTTGGAAACCTGGGTCTGTGAGATCCCAAGCTGCTCGCCTAGTTCAGCCTGATCCCAAAGGCGCTTCATCCTGACGAGCCTCATACGTTCGCCAGCGTGGGCGTCGAATATCGGAGACACAAAGGCGTCCTTGTTCTCCTTGTCCTTCTCTGGACGATTGCCGAACTTCCAATAAGCAACGTCATCCTTTTCGGGGGTATCTGCTGGCGGCAGCTTCTTTGCGTCGTCAGTCATCTCCCCCCCCAAACTTCCGCGCAGTCGTGAGCTATGCTGACTGCGAGTGAATCGTTGATCTCTGGATTGTTCTCGATCAGGTGACTAAGCACCGCCTCGATGATCTCGGTGCGGGTCATTACTTCACCGCGTCCTTCGAGAGTTCTTCGATTAGGGCATCGGCAAGCCGAACGGCTGCCTTTGCCATGGTGTAGTTGTCCTCGCCGTAATTGAATGCGACATGCTGGTGGTCGTCCGCCGAAACGAAGCCCTGAAGAATCTTCGCTGCAAAATACTCGCGCTTGGTTAGGCCAACTGATCCAAATTCACCCAATTGACCGGGGAAGATGACCCCGTGAACCGGGTCTTCGTAGCGCTGCTGTGCCACTCCTGGAAACGCACTCTCATTACCCTTACTCATCACATCACCATTTCCGCAGTCGCCCATGTCGCGGCAAATACGATGCTTGCAAGCGCGAACAGGATGGCTAGTTTCAGGGCCTTGGTTTCTAGGTCGGTCATGACTTGCCCTCGGCTTTGGCGATTATTGTAAGCGCAGTCAGCTTGTCGCAGTCGTAGCTGTCTGGATTTGATTGGTCGCAGTCCCTCGTAAGGTACTTCAGAAACGCGAGCATCTCTGGCGCAGCTGCTATCAGGCGGGCGTTTTCTTCTTTTTCTGGCCTGCTCATAACTTTGCAGATTGCCAGCGTGCCCTCTGGTGATTCAGCCATCCTGATATACCCATCACTGCGTTTGTCGGCGGCGCGGTCGTATACCCACTCTCCATGTGTGTGTTTCATTTCCATCCATCTCCATCGTCGTTAAAAGATTCCGCCGTGCGGCCAAGAGTCGCGGCGGGTTCGCGGTCCTCACTGCATTGATTGCACCCTTCATCGCAGCCCTCGCACTTCGGGCACCGCCCTTCATGCAGCCACGCATCGCAACACCCGCACCTTAAATGCCTGTCGTTCTCATCGCCGGTAAGCATGGGAACCTCAGAATGGAATGGTTTCGTCCGTGTCCTGTTGTGCCGGGGCTTCCTGCTCCTGGCGTTCACCGCTCCCAAGGAATTGAACCGTCGAAGCAACAATTTCCGTGGAATAGTTCGTCTTGCCGTCCTTTTCCCATGAGCGGGTTTGTAGCTTGCCTTCGACGTAAACCTGTCGGCCCTTCGTTAGGTACTGCGAGCAAAGTTCGGCCAGCTTCCCAAACGCCACTAGTTTCACGAACTCCACGCGTTCCTGCTGTTCCCCGTTCTTGCCTTTCCAGCGTTCGTTGATCGCGATTGAAAAATTGCATAACCCTCCCCCTTGGGTTTCTTTAAATTCTGGATCTCGTGTAAGCCGCCCAATGCCGATGAACTTATTTACCACTTACGCCCTCGCCTTCTTTGCCTTGCATGTCGTGCAGTACAGTTCGTTTTCGTTGTACTTCGACACCATCATGGGGCGACCGCAGCAGACGTGTGGTCCCTGTTCTTGGCTCGTGGCAGACGTTGCGCGCGGGACTGATGCCCTCACTGTGGTTGGAGCGGCGTGATTGCCCGGTGCCGCGTCTTCCATGTCTTGAGTGAAGAAATCCGATGCGCCAGTGGCGCTGATTACTGCGCCGACAAACGCGCGTTTCTGCGCAATCTTGCCGAGCGAGTTCAGCAAGAATCCGAAATCCTTGTTGCCCTGTTTCTTTTCAAGCGTGTTCGCAGAACCTTGGCACTGAGCAATCACCTTGCCCGTGGGGATGTGGAAAACCTCGATTGTGTAGGTGAACATTGCGAAACGGCTGGCCTGATCAATCTCGCGCTCGACTGTGACAATCCGGCTTCCAAGCTGGAAGATGTTAGCCATCTTTTCCGCGCCCGGTTTCAGGAGCGTCATTTTCTGCGTGCCTGGAATCTTCGCGTAATCACCGTCAAGGCCCTGCTTGAGCTGTGATGCAACGAATTGCCTGAGCATGTTCCTCTGCTCAGACATGGCCTGAATAGACCGATCTGTGAGGTTGACCGCTAGATCAACCGCTTTCTCCTGCTTCAATTCAATTACTTCATTAGCCATGTTACTTCCTTCCCTTAAATTTCGGACAAATTGCGGCATACCCGCACCAACCTCGGCTGCACCACCAGACGCCCGGAGCCTCTGGCGCGGGCATCGCAATTCCTGCCTCCATTGCCTTGTGGACGTTGTTGATAGTGAGAAAGAGGAATTCCCGATCTTCGGCGGTTACTTTTCCAGCCACGGGCTTGTATTCGGCGGGCTTCTTTGCGGTGGGTTTCACGAGCACGTCATAGCGGAACCCTTCGGCGGGCTTCCCACGGAGCGCCTCATAAGCGAAGTCATAGAGCGCGGGCTGCATGGCGCGTTCGATTGCGTTCTCTGCGTAAGCTGCCTTTGCTGTTTTCGTGTCAGCGATGACCCCGCTCTTTTCAACAAGGTCAATCGTGCCGCCGAGGTCGTAGCCCGCATCAGTTTCGATAACGAAACTTTCCTGCACCGTTTCGGGCTGAATTTTTGGGGCAGCGTGTTCGTGGTGAGCCCTCACCATCTGCACGCCCTTGTCCTTTTCTTTGCCCGCATCCTCGTCTGGATCCCACTCGGTTTCCTTGGCGCGGGTATCGAAGTCAGAAGAGAACGCATCAAGGACCGCCTCGGTTGGCATGTCCAGATTGCTTTCAATCTTCTGCTGAAGGTTCTTCGTTACCGCGGCGTCCACCGCAGAGCCGAGTGTCAGCGCGGCCTTGGGCGGCATTTTCAGACCGTCAACGTAGCGGTATTGCCACATCAGACCGCACTTCAGGTAAGCCTGAACCTCTGACTGGTGGAGCCTTCTTCGGTTGCTCATGCGTGCTCCTCTTCAGTTTTTTCTTCCTGAATGTTCAGCGCCAGCGTGGCGAAAATATCGGCAATACGTTCCTTAAACTGATCCTTGGTCATGTGCCCGAGGTTTGCCTGCTCAACGGCAATGTAGGCGTCCTTAGAGTTGAAGAAGCGTTCGGTCACTTCCTGCGCGGTAAACGGATCAAGCGCCTCAAAGTGTGGGTCTGGCTTAATGTCTTTCCCGAGCTCGGCAGCGGGAAGCCCGAGAAGTCCTGCAACGGCGTTTTTGAGTTCTGCTGAAGCGGTCATAGGGGCTCCTTTGACGTAAAAATCCGTATCGCATAAATTGCTTGCGCAATTACGCACTGTGTCGTAAGCATCACCTGACCGGGTTATGGCCGGTCGCTTAAAACTTTCAGCCCGCCTTGGCTGTTTTGGGTAGGAGCAACGCTTCCGGTTTGCACCCGATCAGCAGGGCGAGCCTCTCAATGACCTCTTTCCGTGGCACATAGCCGCCAAGCATTCTGCACACGGTAGAGTCTGAAACTCCGAGTTCCTTCACGAGATGGGAGTGTTTCCTATCCCCTTCTTCGAGGTACGCCCTGACCATTCTGCTGTTGAGTAAGTACTGATCGTTCATTCTGATTGCACAATACAACGAAACTGGCGGCTTTGGTAGTCAAATCCGCCAAAGTCTGTCGTTTTTTTGTCGGTCGGAAAGGTTACCATTTAAATGTTGGAAACCATTGAACAAGTATTTTCTTATAATCTAAAACGGTTGAGGGGAAAGGCCACACAGGCGGCTTTCGCTGAGAAAATAGGCGTTCCCTTGCGCACGTACCAGCACTTCGAGTCTGGCGGCATCGTCCCACAGGGAGCCACCAGGCAGGCGCTAGCGCAGAAGATTGGCGTAGGCGAAACGGCGCTATTTCTCGACCCTGACCTTGTGGAGCCTACACCGGGCGAACTTATCGAATACCTCCGCAGGGCCCTAGACGACGACATCACCCGGGCCACCATAATCACCGCGCTTTCCGCGGCACCGAAGAAAAAGTAACGCGCAACTTACAGCCATAAATGGCTCCAACTCAATGTGTATGTGGAAATGCGAAGCTATGGCGCGATGCGTTTGTTACGGTGCGCAAATTTGGTGATTCCATAATATCCTGCATTTTCTGGAAATTCCTACCCACTTTATCCCGCTATTACCCGCTATTTACGGATTTTTACGCATCTCACTTATAGATAGTTTTTGACGCAAACATTCGCTCGACAGAGAAAGCATAACCCCTTATTGATCCCGTATCGCTTCGCTCTATAGGAATTTTCACTCAGCCTTTAAACGGCTTCGTTCATGTCCAGCTAACGCTGTCCACCAGACATTGAATCTATTGGCGGGGCCTCTCCCCGCACCCCACTCAAGTTAAGCGCACGGGGCCCTAAGCGCGGCGCCTCCCGCGTTAACCCTTGTTTTGAGCCTTTTTGCGGCGATCTGATTTTGTACCGACAGCATTCATCTCGTGCGCGCCTAGAAGTATCTGGCGGATTCCTTCTTGGATCTTCTCCTTGCCGCTCTGGACCTTTTCCCTGCACCGCTTGCATTTGGACATACACCCTCACCTTCCGGCAAAATCTGCCGATAAATGGATTGAGTGTACCGCTGCAATCGGTACGCTGAGACTCAGGTGTGTTCAATTGATCAATTCCAGTGGTCCTGAGTCCTGAATACTTTTCGGCATAAACACAAAGACCTTAATCAACCCCCTACGCCGTGGCGTAAAATACACACTTAATTCCTACGGCCTTAAGGATTTTGAGCGAGCACCCGATGAGCGGGTATGAAAAAAATCATAATGGCAATCTCGACCCTTCTTGTATCCACGGTTCATGCTCAGGAGATCGCACCCATCAGGCTGGAGATGACCGCCTACACCGGGTCACTGAGCTTTGTCGGTGATTCAAGCACCATGAACGTCGGATCCACCGCAGCATATTACTTCGCGCCAAACGTCGGCGCGATCACTACGGCGGCGGTCGTTAGTGAGACCGTGAACAATAAAACAGTAAGGCTATCGTCCATCCTTGGCGGGCTGATCGTAAACGCTGGCGATGCGGACATTGGCAACGCGTTTTACCTATCGGCCTCGCTTGGTGCCGTTGGGGTTTCGTCTGGAACTGTTAGCGACGTTGAAATGGCTTATATGTTTTCCGCCGGGAAGCGGTTTCGTTTGAGCGACAGGGTGAGCTACTCGCCCAGCGCAACGGTGCTTGCTGTTGGTTCGTCTGACACTGCTATTGAGTTTGATTTCGCGCGGTTCTCGCTGTTTTTCTGAGTATATTTTCCGCGCTAAATGCGCAGCTCGGCTTGCTCAATTGCGGCCTGAAGCAGTTCGCGCACCTTCTTGTGAAAGCGCCTTCCGCTCGCCTGTTGGAGCTTGTCATATCGCGCCTTGAACTCGGGCGAGAGCCACACCGTTACGGCAACACGAGAGCGCCAGTTAGCACGCGCTAAATCTTCGGTTCCGAAGTCCGCAAGAATCGAATCAAGTGATATGCTCATGGGTCCAATATAGCCGCGTTTTGTACAAAGAAAAGGTAAACATAACGTTTAACTTTTCTAAACGAGTGCAGCGGGTACGTTGAGAATCATGGATTCTCTCGACCCAATAACCTTCGGCGTTTTATGTGCCAGCGTTATCACGTTCGGCGTTTTCATCTTTCGAGGTCCTGACGGAGGGTGGGGAGCGTGAAAGGGAAACTCACTCCGAAGCAAGAGCACTTCTGTCAGCTCTATGTGACCCACTGGAATGCCGCAAGAGCAGCCGTGGAAGCCGGTTACAGCGCAGACAGCGCCAAAGAGCGAGGGTATGAGCTTCGTCACAATCCGTCACTGAGCAAGCGTATAGACGAGCTGACGGAACACGCGCTTGAAGAGATGGGCGTAACCCGCGGACGAGTGCTCTCAGAGCTCGCGGCCATCGCGACGGCAGACATGACTCAAGCCTTCGATGAGATGGGCCAGATGAAACCCTTGAGCGAGATACCCGAGGACGTGAGGCGCTCACTCAACGGGCTTGAGGTGCATGAGATTTTTGACGGCCAGGGCGAGGACAAGCACGCGATTGGCTTGGCTCGGAAGTTCAAGGCTTACGACAAGACGAAGGCGCTTGAATTACTGGGTAAGAAGCTCAAGCTGTTTACGGATCGCCACGAGCACTCCGGCCCAGACGGCAAACCGATCGAGACAAAGAACGTTTCGGACTTACCGGATGAGCAGCTCGACGCTGCGATAGCTGCACACATGGCAAAGGCAAAGCCCGCCAATGAACCGCAGTGAGAAGCTAGAACTCCTGGCGCTGCTTGAGGAAAAAGAGCGGCGCGATTCACTCTGGAAGCCGCTTCCAGGTCCGCAGTCCCTAGCCTTTGAAAGCGATGCCGACATTTTGGGTTATGGTGGCGCTGCCGGCGGCGGCAAGACTGATCTCGCTTGTGGTAAGGCAATCAGACGCCACAGAAACACCATGATTCTGCGGCGTGAGGCCACGCAGCTTACCGGTGTTATCGACCGCCTGACTCAACTGCTAAAGAACCGGGACGGATACAACGGGCAGGAAAAGATATGGCGACTGGAAAAGCGGCAAATCGAGTTTGGATCCGTTCCGCATCTGGGCGATGAAACAAGGTATCAGGGCAGGGCGCATGACTTTCTCGTATTCGACGAAGCAACGAACTTCCTTGAAAGCCAAGTAAGGTTCTTGCTTGGGTGGCTGAGAACGACAGACCCATGCCAACGCTGCCAGGCGCTTCTCACGTTCAATCCGCCAACCTCATCCGAGGGCCAGTGGGTGATGTCATTCTTCGCTCCATGGCTCGATAAGACACACCCCAACCCCGCGCAGCCGGGCGAACTCCGTTGGTTTGCCACCATGGACGGCAAAGACGTTGAAGTCCCAACCGGCGAACCGTTCCAGCACGGAAGCGAAACAATCAAGCCGATGTCTCGCACGTTCATCCCTTCTCGTGTCACGGATAACCCTTACCTGATGGGTACGGGATACATGGCCACGCTTCAGGGGTTGCCGGAGCCATTGAGAAGTCAGATGCTAAACGGCGACTTCCACGCCGGGCTTGAGGATGATCCATTCCAAGTCATCCCCTCTCAATGGGTTGAGGCGGCTATGGCACGCTGGACGAAGCCCGCTAAACTTGAGCCCATGGATTCACTAGGGGTAGACGTTGCTCGAGGCGGCAAGGACAACACAGTCATAGCAAGACGGCACGGCATGTGGTTTGATGAGCCCTTGCCATATCCCGGCAAAGAAACCCCTGACGGTCCTTCTACTGCGGGGCTTGTGATCGCAGCGGCGCGAGACAAGGCGCCCATTCACGTTGACGTGATCGGCGTGGGCTCGGCACCGTACGACTTCCTGAAAGACGCGGGCCAGCACGCGCTAGGAGTTAACGTGGCCGAAGCGTCCTACGCCAAGGATCACTCTGGAATGCTCTCGTTCTTCAACCTGCGTTCAGAACTCTGGTGGAAGATGCGCGAGGCGCTCGACCCAACCCAAAACACAGGAATCGCGCTACCAAATGACCCGAGGCTAAAAGCAGACCTCTGTGCTCCTAAGTGGAAACTTCAGGGTTCAAAGATTCGGGTGGAATCTCGAGAGGACATTGTGGGCCGCATCGGTCGCTCACCTGACTTTGCGAGTGCGTACATTCTTGCGCTCATTCACACGCCGAAGATCGCACCGCACAAGCCGCGCGACGATCAATATTTCAATTGCGGCGAAACAAGCTGGATGGGGTGAACTATGCCAATTTTCGATTATAAATGCAGGGATTGCGGTCACGTTTTCGAGGTCATCACGTATCGCAGCGAGGCAGGAATCAGGCCTTGCTGTGACAAGTGCCCGAGCGAGAACACAGAGAGATGCTTGAGCGCACCGTCAACGTACTGGATTTCGGGCGATAACTCAGCGTCAGCGAGCCCTAAGCGGCACAACAATAGGTTTTAGCTATGATCGCTTCTTAGGTCCGTATTTTGCGGCGAACTTCTCTAGTTCGTCGTTCTTTAGTTCGTCTTCGGTGAACGTGAAGACAGGCGGCAAGCACTCATGTGATTCTTCCCACGAAGCCCAGATGTATCCGCACCTCAAGCACACTTCTCGGATGCCGGTCACCTTAGCGCAGAGATTATACAGCTCCTTGCAGTGGTTTTTAATTTCGTTGTTCACTCCCCCACCGCTTTCAGCGCAGCCAGGCAAATCGCCATAGGGGCGGTGTCGGCTCTAACGTGGTTGTGATCGGGCGTTCCGACCCTTCCAGGCTTATTGATGTGGCAGTTGAACTCAGATGTCACACATTCAAGAACAACGTCGAACTCGGGTCTGAGTTTCTCCACCACTTCCCAAGCAGCGTCTATCGAAGTTGAGTAATTCGGCGCATCGTTGTCTGGGGGACCGGGAAGTAAAACGTCTGGCGCATCCCACGTTACTTTACGGCCCATCACCTTCTCGGCTATGGCGCGATCCAATTCTCTTCCCGCTTTTGTCTCATTCATGACGTACCCCATACCATAAAACGTAAACAAGTTGTTTAATTAGCTTAAACGTTTTCGCGGTTCAGTATCGAATCGTGGCATCCACTCCCAGCGAAGCGAAACAAGAACGCAGCGACGAGGAAATTCTCGCTGAGGCACACTCACGTTTTAAGTTAGCCGAAGAAGCGGAAAGCGAAATACGCGCTAGAGCTTCAGAGGAGCTCAAATTTCGCACAGGCGACCAGTGGGACGAAAAGGTAAAGGCAAGCCGTCAGCGCGACTACCGTCCTTGTCTGACGATTAACAAACTTCCGCAGCACGTTCAGCAGGTCACGAATGATCAACGCCAGAATCGCCCGTCGATCAAGGTTCACCCGGTTGACGATGGCGCAGACGTTGAGACCGCGAAAGTCATCACAGGGCTGATTCGCCACATCGAAAAGAATTCGAGCGCAGACTTCGCTTATGACACTGCGTTTGAGGGCACGGTTGGCGAGGGCTTAGGCTATTTTCGCCTTCTGACCGAGTACGCGGATCCTCTGAGCTTTGACCAAGAAATCAAGATCAAGCGCATTCGCGACCGCTTCACCGTATTGTTTGACCCGCACTCGCAGGAGCCGGACGGTTCAGACGCGAATTTTGCGTTCATCTATGAGGACATATCGCGGGATGAATTCAAGACCCGCTACCCGAAAGCAAAGCTGAACGCGACTGGTGAGTGGGACATGGGCGTTGCATCGGCGCCCGCATGGATTCAAGACAAGTCGGCTCGAATCACCGAGTACCTGTACAAGGAATTCAAGGACATTGAAATTTCTTTGCTCAGCGACGGAACGGTGGTTCCAACTGCCGAGCTACCGAAGCCCCTTCCTCAAGGCCTCACCGTTGCAGCCACGCGGAAAGCCTCAATCCCCTCGATCAAGTGGTGCAAGCTCAATGGCACAGAGATTTTAGAAAAGACCGAACTCCCCGGCTACTACATCCCGATCATTCCCGTTTACGGAACCGAGCACGTCATTGACGGTAAGCGCGTGCTAAAGGGCATCACTCGCGACGCAATGGACTCTCAGCGCGTTTACAACGTGATGAAGTCTGCCGAGATGGAAGCCATCGGGCTTGCTCCAAAAGCTCCGTTCGTCGCAGCCAAGGGCCAGATTGAAGGCTTTCGCAACGATTGGGCTACCGCGAATAGCCGCAATCATTCGGTGCTTGAGTACAATCCTGTTTCAGTCGGTGGCCAGCCGATGCCAGCGCCTCAGCGTATGGCAGTCGAGCCCGCTGTCATGGCGATCACTCAGGCCGCGATGGGCGCCGCAGACGATATCAAGTCCACGACCGGCATTCACGACGCATCACTTGGCGGGCGCTCAAACGAGACTTCAGGCGTTGCAATTCAGCGCCGGAACCAACAGGCGCAGACCTCAAACTTCCACTTCGTTGACAACCTCACGCGCTCAATGAAGCACGCGGGACGCATTCTTGTGCAATGGATTCCAGCAATCTACGACACCGAACGTACCGCACGCATCATTGGCGAGGACGGCGAGCAGCGCGTGGTGAAGTTGAACGCAGCGTTTGAAGAGAACGGGAAGAACGTCATCTATCGCATGGATACCGGGCGCTACGACGTTTCGATGGACGTTGGCCCGAGCTACGCGACCAAACGTCAAGAAGCCGCGATGTTCATGCAGGAAATGGTGAAGGCCTACCCTCCGACGATGCAGATCGCTGGCGACCTTGTTGTTAAGAACATGGACGTGCCAGGCGCGCAGGAACTCGCGGAGCGCATCAAGAAAACGATTGACCCCAAACTACTCGACGACAAGGCGGCTAAGCAGGAAATCCCGCCTCAAGTCCAAGCCCAGATACAGCAGATGAACCAGCTGATCGAGCAGCTCACCGGAAAGCTGAACGAAGCTCAAGACGCAGCCGACACCAAGCGCGTTGAACTCGAATCGAAAGAACGCATCGAGATGGCGAAGCTTGAAACTCAAGCGACCATCGAACTCGCCAAGCTTGAAAGTAAAGAATCCCTGAACCTTCTCGCGCATCAAATCGCTGAACTTGATCAGCGCACGCAGATGCTCGGCTTCAATGAACAGTTTGAACTTTCGGACATGAACCAGAGCGGCGCCCCTGTGGGCTCCATGCAACCCATGCAACGCATGAACAAACCACAAAGCATGCAAGACATGCAAAGCGTGCAGGACATGGAAGCCATGGAGCCCATGATGGGCGGCGAGATGGGCATGAGCCAAGACCCTACCGGCGGGGAATCACCGGGCTTACCAATGGAAGAAAACCCATGAGCATCCAAGTAATCTCTAACAGCGTGCCGGTGGATCAATCCGCTGAAGCGGCTAAAGAGGAAATCAAGCCCGAGCTGGAAGCTAACGCTTCTGAGCAAAACGAAGTCGCAGAATCGGACGCTGCGGAAACCGAGACAGAGGAAAAAGACGACGCGGAAGAGTCTGAATCCGATGAGGACGAAGGCAAAGCCGATGACTCCGAAAAGGACAAACCCAAGAAGAAAGGCGGCTTTCAACGCAGAATCGACAAGCTCAATTTCCGTATCGCTGAGCGTGAACGGGAACTCGAATATTGGCGGGGCAAAGCAACAACCCCCGCTGGAGAGAAAACCGAGAAGGTCGAAACGAAACCTGTTGTTGATGGCAAACCCAATCCCGACAGCTTTGAAACTCACGCTGAGTACATCGAAGCACTTACGGATTGGAAAATCGAACAGAAGGAGAAAGCGGCTAAGGAGCAGGATCAGAAGACGAAACTGCAAACCGAGCAGCAAAACCTACTGGAAGCCCACTCTGAACGGGTCAAGTCCTTTGCGAAGCAAACCAAAGACTTCGACGACGTGATTGCTGAGGTTGATGACGTAATTGCCTCTGCAGTTGTCCAAGAACTCATTGTGTCGTCTGATAACGGCCCCGCTCTCATGTACGAGCTGGCAAAGAATCGCGCGGAGTTTGAGCGAATCAATAAGCTTCCGCCTCTTGCTGCTGCTCGTGAATTGGGAAGGCTCGAATCCAAACTCTCGGAAGAAAAGAAACCAGAACCTAAAAAAATAACCAAGGCGCCCAAGCCTCTCGAACCAGTTGGAAAAGGTTCATCGGGATCGGTCACAAAATCACCCGAGAATATGAGCCAATCGGAATATGAGGCATGGAGACGCGAACAAATGCGGCAGAAACACGCCTAAATAGGCTGTTTTTTGCACGCATGAGGAGTTCTTAAATGTCTAACTCAGTATTGACCGACTCGATCATTGTGAAAGAGTCCCTCATGGAGCTGAAGAATCAGCTCGGATTCACGAAACACGTCAGCCGTCAGTATGACGACCGCTTTGCCGCCTCGGGTGCAAAGATCGGTGACACCATCAATATTCGCAAGCCTTCGCGCTACGCGGTGACGGATGGCGCAGTTCTGAACGTGCAGGATTCTGTCGATCAGAGCGTTGCGCTTCAGCTCGACACGCAGAAGCACGTTGGCTTGGCGTTCTCAAGCAAGGATCTGACCCTCTCGGTCGATCTGTTCCGCGAACGCTACATCACGCCCGCTGTTACGGCGCTGGCGAACTCTGTTGACTACACCGGCTATGCTGCCATGTACAAGCAGATCTACAGCTCTGTTGGCGTGCCGTCTGCCACGGCTCTCCCTTCTACCCTGAAGGGCTTCACCCAGGCCAAAGCGAAGATGGCTCTTCTCGGCGCTCCCCAGGATGGCCTTACCGCCATTGTGGATCCGAACGTGGAAGCCTCGATGGTTGAAGGCCTGAAGTCTCTGTTCCAGTCCTCGGAACAGATCAAACAGCAGTACGAAAAAGGCGTGATGGGTATCGCGGCTGGCTCGAAATTCGTTTCGAGCGCAAACGTTGCGAAACACACAATCGGCGCTCTCGGCGGAACTCCTGCCGTGAAAACCACGATCACCGCTCAGGGCGCGACCTCTATCGCCGTGGACGGATCACTCGGATCGTCTGTTGCTGGATACCTCAAGGCCGGTGACGTTTTCTCGATCGCTACCGTCTACGCTGTGAACCCGCAGACGAAACAGAGCACGGGCGAACTCGCTCAGTTCGTCGTGACCTCTGATGCGGCTGCTGCCACGAATGAGATCGCCACTTTGTCGTTTACTCCGGCGATCTACAGCACGGGCGCTTATCAGAACGTGGATTCTCTCCCGGCTGATGGCGACGCAATCACGGTCTTTGGACATGCCTCAAGCTACGCCAATATCGTGTGTCCTCAGAACATGGTGTTCCATAAGGACGCCTTCGCTCTGGGCTGCGCTGACCTGATCTTGCCGAAGGGCATGCACATGGCGGCTCACGCGTCTGACCCGGAAAGCGGTCTGTCGATGCGCTTGGTGTCTGGCTTCGACATCGTGAATGACCGGATGAACTCTCGCCTGGACATCTTGTTCGGGTGGAAGTGCCTCTATCCGGAATTCGCCTGCCGCGTCGTCGGTCAACCTGCCTAATTAAAATCGGAGCTGCGGCTTGAGTGAATCGGGTCGCAGCCTCCCACTTGAAGGAGAAATAGAAATGAATACTGCAACAGATACATTGGAAACAAACAGCGTCAAAACGCCTGGCGGAATTACCCTCGGCCAGTCTGCTGCTGATCTAGTCGGCTTCTACGGAGCCACCCCGATTGCTCAGCGTGGAAACGCATCACAGGCTGTCGCGGTCGCCGTGACCGATGCCTCTGCTGGCGCTGCTGCTGCCACAAACGGCATCGCGGCTCTGACCGGAACGTACAACAGCACGTTGATCGTGAACTCGATCGCCACGCTTGCCGAACAGGGCAACGCGCTTGTGGTCCTGACGAATGAACTCCGCGCGGCTCTCGTAGCCGTCGGGATCATCAAGGGCGAAGCGTAACATGAAAATCAATGTCGCCATCCCGGTTTATGACGGAAAAGTTCCTGTGGAGACGGTTCGCTGTCTTCTCAACGAGCAGACCGTTGGGCTCTTGGGTGGCGACATTGTGCAGTTTCGGTTCCTCCCTAATTGCTCTCACCCGGCGATGGGGAGGAACCAGCTTGCTCAAGACTTCATGGACTCAGACTTTGACCGGCTCGTGTTTTTGGATTCAGACATCACGTTTGAGCCTGGCGCACTGATCAAGCTGGCAAAGCAGCCGGTTGACTTCGTTGGTGGAGCCTATCGGTTCAAGAATGAAACCGAAATCTACCCGGTTGGATGGCTCGAAAATAAAGAGCTGTGGGCGAATGAACACGGTTTACTTGAGATCGCGCACCTCCCCGGCGGCTTCATGAGCCTTTCGCGGAACGTATTTGAAACGCTGAAATCCGCGCACCCAGAACGTGAATACGATCACCTCGGCCACAAAGCGCACTGTTACTTTGAAATGAAATTTCAAGACGACTCGCTTTACGGCGAAGACGTTCACTTTTGCAAGGAGTGGCGCAAGGTCGGCGGCAAGGTGTTCCTCGATCCAGAGATCAAACTCACTCATTGGGATTTTAACCGGCCCTACGTTGGCCACATCGGAAACTGGCTGAAGAAACGCGCAGGGATCGCGCAGGTTTCAGCAGGGGGTAAGGCGTGACAGGTAGAGATTTAGTCTCAGCATCGCTGCGCCTGATTGGGGCATTGGCGCCAGGCGAAAGCTTGGCATCTTCAGAGGCTACGGATGGCCTCTCGGCCCTTAATAGAATGCTTTCGAGCTGGAGCACGGAAGAGCTACTGATTTATGCGCGGGTACGCGAAGAGTTCACGCTCACGCCAAGTACTGCCTCTTATACGCTGGGTACGGGTGGAGACTTCAGCACGACTCGCCCGCTGCGGATTGACGAAGCATTGCTTCGAGATGAAACGCAGACACCAGCGGTTGAATACCCCGTGCGGATCCTTTCGCTTGCTGAGTGGGCCTCAATCCGGCTTAAGGGAGTATCCTACGATAGAGTAACGGCGCTTTACGCTGAAGGCACCTACCCTCTCGAAACGCTGAACCTGTACCCGATGCCAAGCGCGGCGCATAAGCTGGTTTTGTGGTCCTGGAAGCCCTTGACCGAAGTCTCCACGCTCGACACCGCTGTTGCATTCCCGCCTGGCTACGAAGAGGCGCTGGTCTATGGCTTGGCGCTTCGCCTTACTCCTGAGTACGGGAAAGCCGTACCCGATGCTGTCGCAATCGTTGCGGTCGAAGCAAAGGCCAACATTAAACGCATGAATCACAGGCCTCAATACCTCCGGGTAGATGAGGCGCTAATCAGTGAAGGCGGGTTCAATATTCTCACGGGTGACCCCACGTGAGGTTCCCCGGATTCATCGGCCCGAGCTACACGCTGCAGTCGGTGAACGTGGACTGTCAGCGTTGCGTGAACCTTTATCCGGAAATCAACGCACTCGGAACCGGAAAGGAGCGCGAAGTGGCGGCGCTTGTTCCGACGCCTGGGCTTCGCCTCCTCGTTACGCTTCCCACTAGCCCGGTTCGCGGCGAGTGGCGTGCGTCTAACGGACAGCTTTTCGCGGTAGGAGGTAACAAACTTTATTCGGTTTCAAGCGCATGGGTAGCGACAGAAATAGGAACCCTGAACACCTACACCGGCTATGTGTCCATGTCCGACAACGGTACCCAACTCATTGCAGTAGACGGTCAGTATGGCTACGCGTGGAATATTGAGACAAGTAGCTTTACTCAGATCACCGATGAAGACTTTCAGCCAGCGGATTACGTGGCCTTCTTGGATGGCTATTTCATCTTCAATAAGTCCGGGTCGGGACAGTTCTTTTATATCGACGCAACCGATGCTTTAACCCTCGACTTTAACGCTCTTGACATTGCAACGGCAGAGGGAAGCCCTGATGAGCTTATTGGACATGTCGTTTCAAATCAAAATCTGTACGCATTTGGAACACAAAGCATTGAAGTGTTCTACAACGGCGGTGACGCAGAAAACCCATTCCAGCGCATTCAAGGTGCTGTCATTGATGTTGGCTGCGCTGCACCCTTCTCAATTGCGAAGCTCGGCGGCACTGTCTACTGGCTCGGAGGAGATGAAACCGGAAGCGGCATTATTTACCGCGCGCAAGGATATCAAGAAGAGAGGATCAGCACGCCAGCAATTGAAAGCGTGATTCGCGGGATTGATCCGGATGATTTAGAAGACGCGCGCGCGTGGACATACCAGCAGGGCGGGCATCAGTTCTACTGCTTGAACCTTCCGGGCCACGACGCTACATGGGTTTACGACGCATCGACAGGGCTTTGGCACGAGCGCACTTACCTCGATCAGCTTGCACTGAAACGGCACCGCGCAGACTGCCACGCCGTTGCCTACGGTCTGAACGTGGTGGGCGATTACGAAAACGGGAACCTGTACGCGCTTGACCCGGACGTTTACACCGACAACGAGACACCGATTGCGCGAATCAGAACGGCCCCTCACATTTCAAAAGGCCTGAAGCAGCTTTTCCATTCGCGTTTCCAGCTCGACATGCAGACCGGCGTTGGCCTCATCACGGGCCAAGGCTCGGACCCGCAAGCGATGCTTCAATGGTCTGACGATGGCGGGCACAATTGGTCAAACGAGCGGTGGTCCGACATCGGGAAGATCGGCAAAACAAAAACCGGCGTTGTTTGGCGCAGACTTGGATCGTCAGAAGACCGCGTTTACCGCGTCCGAATCACCGACCCGGTGAAAACCGTTCTAATCGGTGCTGAAATAGAATTTGAGGAGGGCACGGCGTAATGGCTGAGCGCGACCTCCCACCAGTTCCGTACCAAAGCCCGATTATGGACCGGCAGGGGCAGTTGTCGCCTGTATGGGCTGCATGGTTCCGACAGTTGTTCTTTCGCGTGGGCGGACACGTTGCGCTCACCAATACCGAACTCGACGTTGACGGGACGAACATTTTCAGCGGATCTAGCGCACCCTCTGGAAGTCTTGGCGAGGTCAATGACTTCTATTTCCGCTCAAACGGGGATTACTACAAAAAGACCGGCGAAACATCATGGACGTTGCAAGCCAATCTGACAGGTCCGCAAGGTGCGCAGGGCATTCAGGGTGTTCAAGGCGACCAAGGCATCCAAGGCGTAAAGGGCGACACTGGCGATACCGGAGCAACCGGACCAATCGGTGAAACCGGCGTGGGCGCGTTCAGTCCTGATTACATCAACGACACGATTGAGGTTCCAGTCAACAGACAGCTCGTGGCTTTCCAGCGGGTCACAATCGCTTCGGGCGGTTCACTTCAAATCTTCGGACGAGGTAGGATTCTATGAGTGACTTAGTATTTACGGAAGATGACGCGACACCTACTCCACCGGCAGGAACGGCTTCGATCTATGCAAAGACTGATGGACTGTTCTACACGAAGGACGATGCTGGCGCCGAGACACCGCTCAGGGGTGATACCGGATTAACGGGCGACACTGGCGCAACGGGTCCAGGCGTTGCCATTGGCGGCACCACAGATCAGATGCTAGTCAAGGCGTCGGGCACGAACTACGACACCGAATGGACCACGCTACAGGGCACGACAAATCAAGTTACGGTCACTCACGGGGTTGGAACCATTACGATTGCAGCTCCGCAGGATCTACACACGGGCGCTTCTCCGACGTTCGCAGGAGTGACGGCACCACTCACGGGTGATGTTACAGGTAACGTGACGGGAAATTTAACCGGGGATGTGACGGGGGATGTTACCGGAAACGTCACTGGCGCCGTAACAGGAAATGTTACCGGCAACCTAACGGGCGACGTAACGGGGAACCTCACAGGCGACGTAACGGGCAATGTAACCGGCTCCGCTGCCACGATTACCGGAAACCTAACGGGCGACGTGACATCAACCGGAATGACTACCGCAATTGCCTCGGGCGTGATCGTCAATGACGATATCAATGCTTCTGCTGCCATCGTGGACACGAAGCTCGCGACAATCGCAACGGCGGGCAAGGTTTCCAATTCGGCAACGACTGCGGCGAGTGCGAACACGGCAAGCGCGATTGTTGCGCGGGATGCGTCGGGTAATTTCAGCGCCGGGACAATCACAGCAAGCCTGACGGGTAACGCATCGGGCACGGCTGCGAACATCACCGGAACCGTGGCGATTGCAAACGGCGGGACGGGGCAGACTGCACAGACAGCAGCATTCGACGCTCTCGCACCAAGCACAACCAAAGGTGACGTGATCGTTCACGATGGGACGGATAACGTAAGGCTTGGGGTCGGGGCCAACGACACTGTGTTGACAGCAGACTCGGCGGCTGCAAGCGGCACAAAGTGGGCGGCAGTTCCCGGCGGTTTCACGGTTGTTTCAAAGGCCACGGCAGATAGTCCCTACACGGCAAGCGCAAGCGAAATCATCCTGTTCAATGCGACAGCGGGTGCGGCTACGATTAACCTCCCGGCAGCAGCGAGCAACACGAATAAGCAAATCATTATCAAGAAAACGGATAGCTCGGCATACGTCATCACAATTGACGGGAACGCATCAGAAACCATAGACGGGTCAACTACGCGGCTTCTGCATACAGAACGTGAGACATACACGATCGTTTCAGACGGCTCGAATTGGTCAGTGCTTGAGCATAAAACGGATACGGACGCTCAATTGTACACGGCGACCTTTACTGGACTTGGGACACCCTCATCGCAGGCTGTTTATAGCTGGCGAGACAAGGACAGGCTTTTCGTTCAGGGGTACGTTACGGCGGGCACCCCTACTGCAGCACTAATGTCGATGACTCTTGGACACTCCGGAGTCAACGGTAACGTAACCGTAGCGGTGGGGGCAAAAGTTACAGCGACAACCGTGGTGGGGGGTGGGTCGGTCGGTGCCGTGCCGTCTGCAACTTACTTCAACGGTCTAACTGTCCTTTCGGATACCAGCGCGACAAACCTAGTAAAATTTGGTGTTCAAACCTCGGGTGCATCAAGTATGACGCCGCAAAACGGAAACGCAATTACCGGTGCCGGTGCAGTTATCAGTTTTAATTTCTCTGTCCCCATTAGCGGATGGACCGGGTGGTGATGTGTTTATGAAACTCCTCCGCGCCGCGACTCTCGCAATGGCTATCTGGTGGGGCGCTCTCGGCGTGCTCGTGTGGCTCTCAGGATGCGGCGTGAACCGCGTGATCGTGAAGGACTGCCAGCCCGTGCCGCACACTGATGAGCACGTCTGCGAAAAAGTGAGGGATTTGTGAGCGACCGAAAAAATATCAATTCAAAGCAAAAACAGACTGAGGGAGGCATTTAAATGTCTATTTGGGCAGCAGTCGCGAATGTCATTGGAACAAAGATGCAGTCGGATGCGGCAGGAGACGCGGCAGACAAACAAACCGCCGCTGCTGACAGGGCGACAGCACTTCAGGAGAAACAGTATAACCAAACTCGCGCCGATCAAGAACCGTGGCGCCAGGCCGGAGTCACTGCGCTGTCCGGTATGCAGGGCGCGGACTACATGCGTGACTTCACTGCCGCCGATTTCCAGCAAGATCCCGGCTACGACTTCCGCATGAAGGAAGGACAGAAGGCGCTTGAACGCTCAGCAGCCGCACGCGGCGGGCTTCAGAGCGGCGGGACACTCAAGGCGCTTTCCAAGTACGGACAGGACTACGCCTCGAACGAGTACCAGAACGCCTATACCCGCTTCAACGCTGACCGTGATCGTAGGTTTGGGCGGCTCTCCTCGCTAGCTGGCTTTGGTCAAAACGCGAACGCGCAGAACGCGGCAACAGGCCAGAACTACGCAAACAATGTCGGTGAAAACTACATGAACGCGGCCAATGCTCAGGGCGCCGCTGGGATGGCAAGCGCACAGGCATGGGGCAACACGCTGTCGGGCATTGGCAAGATGGGCAACGACTACGCGGCTATGCTCAGTCCGGCCATAAGCCCAGGCGGATGGATGAGCCAGAGCACGCAAGCACTGAATAGCAATATTTCGCCTACTAGCTACTCAGACGGTCGCACTTACGGACTCCTCGGAAGGAAATAAGCCATGCCTATCGACTCAAGCATTTATCAGAACCTGAAGCCGCTTGAAATGCCGTCAATGCTCGACTCGCAAACCAAGGCGATGAATCTGCGCGGGCTCGCGATGCAGCAGAACCAGATGGCGAAAGAAAGCGAAGCATTCGACCGCGACTCGAAAACGAAGGCGCTCCTTCAGAAGGCGTCAATGTTTGGAAACGCGCTTGAATCCATGTCGGGACTGTCGGAGCAAGAGCGCGCGGCGATGTACCCGAAAGCCCGTCAAGAACTAATCGGCGCCGGCATCATGGGCGAGCAAGACGCTCCGGCAGACTATGACCCGATCTTTTACAACGGGAATCTCCGCAAGTACCGCATGAGCAGGGACGGTATTGAGCAGCAGTTGAAGATGGCGCAGATTGGGGAGATTAAGGCTAAGACTGCGAAAGACAACGCGCTGGCAAGAGGTAAGGGCATGGTTGACCCTGTGACGGGTCAGGTCGTCATCGGGCAAAAGATGCTCCCCGCTGACAAGGTTCTGTCCGTCAACGAGGGTAAGCAGATTCCACGGATGCTCGAAGACATCAGCGGGACCATTGGTGCAAACGTCGATTCATTCGGACCGATTTCTGGACGCTTGAGCGCCATGAATCCCTACAACGAAAAGGCTGCAACCATTGACGCTCAGATGCGTGCCGGTTCGCAAGCATTTGGTCGATTCATGGAAGGCGGCGTTCTTCGCAAAGAGGACGAGGAAAAATATCGCAAGATGTTCCCGCAGCTTTCTGACACGCCGGAAGTGGCCAAGAACAAGCTCGCGATTGTTGACCGGCTTCTGAAATCGAAGTCTGCCGCAGACGTTCAGGCGCTTTCTGCGTCTGGGTATGACACTCGCGCATTTCGCGGGATGGACGCAGCTATTCCTGAGGTTCCCGCAACGCTCAGGGGTGGCGGCAGCGGTGGCATCATTCCCTCTGCAATGGCGGACGGACGCGGACCTTCGCAACCCTCTGGCGTCCGGATGATCGGTCCTGACGGCAAGGTGCGAGTCGTTCCTGAGTCAATGGTGGGCGAGGCAATCGCAGCGGGCGGAAAGAGGGCCAAGTAAATGGCAAAATTCGATTGGAACCAGTTTCCTGCCGAAGACGCAGCGGCACCCGAGAAGCCGAAGAAATTCGACTGGAATCAGTTTCCAGCGGAGCAAGAAAAGGGCGCCCAGGTCTACGACAAGCCCGCAGGCCCGGAACAGGCTTCGGCGGTGGACCGCTTCGTTGAGCGCGTTCAAGATCCGCAGCGGTGGAAGGCCATTGCAACCGGTGAAGGCCCCTACGCTGAAAAGGTCGTTCAAGGCACTGCACCGCTTGTTACGCCTGGTGGCGCGCTTCCGAGGCTCGCGAAAGCCGCAACAGCACTATCCGAGGGCAAAGGACTTGGCTATCTGCTTGGCCGCACCGCTCTGTCAACGGGACAGGGCGCTGTCATGTCTGCTGTGGACGGCAAAGAGGGCGAAAGCTGGCAGGACAAGCTAGACCGCGCAGAGTCCGGCGCAAAGCTATCCGGTGGCATTCAGCTTGCCGCTGAAAGCATCCCCGTCGTGGGCAAGGCGCTTGGATACGCAGGACGCAAGATCGGTCAGGCGGTTTCGGGCGTTGATGAGTCGCTGATTCAGAACTACGCAGGGCGAACGGACGAGGTAAACGATCTCATCAAGCAAAGCGGCGGCGATATCACGGAAGCCGCAGACAGGGTGCGCACGGAGCTTGCCGATGGAATTCAAGGAGCAAAGTCGCGGCTGAACTCTCAGATATCAAGGACGCTTGAGTCTGCGTCGCCCGAAGCAAGCGTTTCCATTCAGCCAATCGTTGACCGCCTTGAGGCGGCAAAAGCCAAACTGAACCCGAATTTTAAGTCCGGCGCGATTGCCGAAATCGACGAAATGATTGCTTCAATCGGTAAGGAATCGAAAGACGGAAAGGTAAACGTCAAGAGCCTCTACCAGATCAAGCAATTCCTGAATGAGGGCTCTGCATCCGCCTACAACAAAGGCGGTCAGATATTCAGCCGCGCAAGCGAGGCAGCCAGGGCTGCAAAAGATGCAGCCGGAGAAACCCGCACGCTGTTAAAGCCTGTGGCGGGCGCGATATCTGAAGCCGATGGGCAGCTATCGAAACTCCACGCCATTGAGCGAAGACTGAATAAGAACATGCTTGCCGCAGGTAAACCGGATGCCGCACTTGTCGCAGCAGGATCCGGCGCGAACCCGAGGAACGCCGCGAACCTTCGCGAACTCGAACGCATCTCAGGAGTGCCCGTTAGCCAAAGAGCGAAGGACCTGGCTACTGCCAAGGTATTCGCAAACCCAAGCCTATCCCCTACCGACTGGACAGGTAAAGCAGCGGCCCGCGTGCTTTTGGCTGGTGGCGCTGGAACAGCTCTCGCCGGTCCTCTTGGTGGCGCAATCGGAGCAGGACTAGCAAGCCCGCTGGCGCTCAAGGTTGGCATTAATGCACTGTCTGGCGCAAAAGAAATTGCAGCGCGCTTCCCATCGTTTGCCAAGTTCACCCGGGAGAACCCGATAGCAGCGCAGACCGTGGCGCAGCTTGTGTCGGGACAGATCAGGCGCGCCAATCCACCCGCTGAAATCACTCCTGAGGTTGAACAATACTTTCAGGAAAATCCAAAACTCCTTCAAGACGTTCGGGACGAAAAGGTGCGTGTGCGGATCGAGCGCGCCGTTGCTCCCAAGCGCGGCGAGGACCGCTGGGCACAGACCGGACTCCAAAAACTCGGCATCGATGACCCTGCCCTAACTAAAAAACTGCTCGAAAGCAAAGAAGGTAGACGTCTTTTAATCGAGGCTTCTGATCTCCCGGCGGGAAGTCAGGCCATGAAACGTATTCAAGACAAAATCCAGAAAGGTGTGAACTATGGCAATGAATCTATCTCCGGTACTCCGTCAGAGGTTCTTCGACGCGAACGGAAACCCTCTAGCGGGCGGTAAGCTTTACACCTATCAGGCCGGAACCTCGACGCCGCAAGCCACCTACACCGATAGCGGCGGCGGGACTCCGAACGCTAACCCGGTGGTGCTTGATGCGAATGGGGAAGCTGATGTGTGGCTCTCTCCGTCGCTTTCTTACAAGTTCATTCTAAAGAGTTCAGCTGATGCCACTCAGTGGACGAAAGACAATGTTACTGGAGCCGTTTCGCTCGCGGCTGGTGCAATCGGCACGACCGAACTTGCTAACGACGCCGTGACAGCTGACAAACTTGCAGACCACGCAAGCGATGACTCGGCGCGCGCGGTGACGACGAATCACCTAAAAGATGATTGCGTCACTGCGGGCAAGCTCGCCACAAACGTGGTGGACAATAGCACGCTTGAGCATAACGGCGGGGCGCTGCGAATTAAGGATGCGGGCGTAACGCAAGCAAAGAAAGCGATTCGATCAGTAGGCGCCGCAGGCGCAAGCGTAGCAGCTGGCGGCGTGGCAATCAGTGCGAGTTCGGGTCTTTCAGCAACCGTTGACGGTACAACATTTACAACTGTTGCCAATCTATCGGTCACGATTGAAACACTGGGTTCACCGGTTGAACTCAAGCTTCAGCCCGACGGCGCTCAGCCTGGTTACATCGAATGGTGGAATACTGGACAGTTAGAAAATCGTGCAGAAGTTGCAATCTTGCGAAATGGCGCGATAATTCGCACGTTTTCCATGAGGGACGTTCCGTCAGTTTCAGAGTATGGATACTCAAGCGGTAATCCGTCCTCAGTTATATCAATGACTGACACTGGAGCAACCGCAGGAAGCAATGTGTATACGGTTCAAATTAGGTCTGCATCATCATACGGCCATATCCGCATATGGTATTCCGTGCTTGTTGGCTACGAGTTGGGGTGATCGTCAGATGGGACAACCTCAACAAAACAGTTTCCAGCGGCGTCGTAGTCCACGAGCACCGAGCACGCATCAATATTGGAGTCGCAGCGGTTGTCCATTTCGCAGTGAGAATAATCAACGGTGTACGTCGTTGCCGGATCTTGCCCGCAAGCGGCCAGGAGGATTGGAATGATCAGAGCGAGCGATCTCATACCTCAATTATATCAAACAAGCCGCCCGCTGTGCATGAAATCGGACGCAGTAAGGCCGCGTAAATACGGAGTTACTGCATGAACGACAACTGGACAGATTTTGAAAAGTACGTGTTCGGGAAACTGGAAAAGCTGGATCACCGCTTGACCAAGCTCGAAACAAAGTGGGTTTTAATTTCCGCAGCAGCCGGAACAATCGGCGGGATTCTGCTGCAAATCGGTTTGGCAGTAGCCAAATAAGGAGGAGAGAAAATGGTACAGAAAATTGTTGAGTTCATCATGGGTCCGGGCGGCGTGCTTCTGTTCGCGGCTCTGTTCGCGGTCAGCGAGTTCCTGACGGTGTTCCCGAAGGTCGCGGCAAACGGCGTGTTTCAGGCCATTCGCAACGGCGTGAAATGGGTGTTTGAGAAGCTGAAGGCCAAGCAGCCGGCGGTCTGATGGGGGTCGTTGAGTTCCTCTTTAGTCTGTTCTCCGCAGTTGTCGCCACCGAGAAGCTGGCAAAGTACGCTATCGCGTTTGCGGGGAAAATTGTTCTGTGGATGGTTGAATCCCAGACTAAAGAGAACTTAGCGTTTATTGCAGACGCAGCGGCATTATCCGCTCGAGCTACCAACCAGGAGGAAAGGCGTGAAGCACTTAAGGCTTGGCGGGCTGCTCTTAGTCGCCCTCGTGTTACTTAGCGGGTGTCCTCGCAAAGATCCACCGCCGCAGATCACCATTTGTATCGGTGACGGCTTCGGTGGAGCTGACTGTCTGCTTCCAAGTGGTGTTAACGAATACTGGCCTCCATCGAAGTTAGAAAATGCATGGATCACCACGCAGCCCGATATGGAGCGGTTTGCAAGCTGGTGCTACGACGTGAAACCCAAGTACGTGCGCAGCGAAATGCGCCGGCTATGGACTGAGGCAAAGGCGGGTGCTGAATGAGAAACCGCCACGCCCCCGATAAGCTCGACTGTCCACTTTGCTCGGAGAAGTTACAGACCGCGCACCCCGTTTTACAAGCGTGGTTTCTCGCGCTGAAGAAGAAGCACCCCACCGCGCATATCTCGTGGGCCTACCGAGGCGAGGCCGCACAGAACCACTTCCTGAAAGAGGGACTGTCACGAGTCGCCTACCCTAATTCATTCCACAACCGGATGCCATCGGAAGCCTTGGATCTATTCCAGATCGACGCTGACGGTGTGGCTCGGTGGTCCGTTCCGTTCGCCGTGATGATCGACAAGGAGAACGAAGAGGCGAAGAACAAAATCTACTCCGGCAAAGAGATCAAGCTACCCGGGGGTGGTCGGGATTACCTGCATTTCTTCATTCGAAAGGCCGAGCATGAGTCAACATGACATGATTCAAGACCTAATGCGTGTGGCTCAGGAACTAGGCCGCGTCCCGACTCGTGACGAGTATTTGAAACATGGCCGGTTCAACAAGCATCAAATCAACGCTGAATTCAGCAGCTTCACGGTAGCGAAACAGGCCGCAGGACTTGCAGACGAGAAGCCGAGGAAGATTGATAAAACGGTATTTCAGCGGCCTATCCAGGATCATTTTGGAGAGTACAAGCCTGAGGCGTTCATCCCTCGTGGGCCGTACCCAAACGCCGCAATTCTTTCGGATACTCACTGGCCTTTCCACATGCAACGCGTGGTGGATCTATTCATCGAGTACGTTGCAGACGTAAAGCCCGAGTGGGTAATACTTAACGGTGATGCACGCGACAGGTATGCTCACGCCAAATTTCCCCGCAGCCACAACATATTTAAACCCGAAGAAGAAGAGGCGCTGTCAAAGAGCCAAAACCTCGCATTTTGGGAAGCTATCAAGAAGGTTTCCCCACGCTCGCGATGTGTACAAACCCTCGGGAACCATGACATACGCCCACTTAAGCAGTCGTTAGGCCAGTATCCAGAGGCTTACACTTGGATTGAAAAGGGATTACGGGAATCTTACGAAGCGCCTGGCGTTGAAATCATCTATGACCACAGACAAGAGTTATTCCTTGCTGATGATCTGGCAGTGTTTCACGGCTACAAAACTCAGCTCGGCTCTCACAGGGACTTTACCATGATGAACGTTGTAACGGGCCACAGTCACCTCGGCGGCGTGTCCTACCGACAGATCAAGGGTAAGGTCTTGTGGGAGCTGAATTGTGGCTATGCTGGCGATCCTGCCGCCAAGGGCCTGACGTACACCGGACAAAAAATAACAAATTGGACTCACGGTTTCGGCGCAATCGATAAGCGCGGTCCGAGATTTATTCCAGGATAACACCCGACCAATTTAGCATTGACGCGGCCTGCGACCTCACACTGAAAGCATGGAGATCGAGCCGATAGACCAGCCCTGCCCGCCGGAGTTCTGCATCTTACCGCCGGGGTCGTGGAAGTATCGGAAGAAGAAGCGAAAGCCTAAGCTACTTTAGGGCAGCGCTCGCAGCGAATTATCGTCCCGTCCGGTAGGCTCTCGAACCTATCCGCGAACTCTTCGGTGTTATTGCCGCATCCCTGACAAGTGGTTTCCGTCATTGGAAGCCTCCTTGTCTACACAGTATAGCACAGCGTCATTGATGACCTACTTTTTGGTGCATAACTGGGCCGCTAAATTGCAAATTGCAAATTGTGCTTATCCACTTCGTGCTTCATGGCTTCACTCCGTAATCTCGTTTACAGCGACAAGTGTGCAACCCAACCCGCAGCGCCAGCACCTATGCCAAATCACATCACCGTTCCAAGGCTCCGCTCCTGACATGAATACGCGGGACCTCTCTTGTTTTGTGTTCTGCGTGAACTTTTTGCACTTCCGACAGTAGAACTTATCCGGCGGCTGCTCATCTGCCTCGTGTGCGCCGTTGCTGTGGATCACCTCAAAGACTTGCGCCAGCTTCATGGCTGTGCCGCTTTCTTCTTGTGAGTCCCCGGCCACAGTGGAGCAACGAAGTCATCACCGAGGCAGTCACACCACGCCACAACGGGACCGCCGACTCCTGGGACTATAAACCCTGGGCTGTCCCTGTCTCCTGCTGCAAACCTTAGGTATCCAACGGCAACAGAAGGTGGCAGACCTTTTTCTTCCCTCTCTGCCACTTGGCACAGGACGTACCGCCTTTCGCGTGGCAAGGGTTGACCTGCATATTTCGCCTGATCAAACGGAATCCAGTTCCAGTCCATCTACTTCTCTCCTTCTGGGGTCAGCGCGGCGAGGACTGCGCGTGCCGGGAATGCTCCGCACTTATTGCAGTACGGGGACGACGCCAAGTAGTTGCACCCATGGTGCTTACCCTCAAGGCAGTCCCGCATTCTTATGTTCTCTGCTTCAAGTACTTGGACATCACAGCCTTGGCATCCAACTAACCGCTTCTTCAGCCTCTCAGCCTCCCCCCGCGCCTGGGCGAGTTCTGCCGTAAGGCATGTCGGACACACGTAGGTCGAGCAGAGATGAACCCTGTTAACGCATGTGCAGACGCGGTTCTCAGCGTCCCGCTCCTTCTGCCATGCGATGCCAGCCAAGAAGCTGATTTCCGCATTCCCGTTATCGCCTTCAGATTCTGCGTGCTTTGCAGCCGCCTTCTCCGCTTCCGTCATTTGGACTCCTTCCAAGACTCATTAATCAGAATCTTTCTCATCCTTCGCCTAACCGTTTCGCATGCGTCCCGGTAGCCCGCGTTGTATTTTGACTGCGACGCCATTTTCTTGCTCATCCTTGGGATGGAGCTAAAAGTGATATGCTTCACCCGCATCAAGAAAGTGTTGTAGCGGCCTCGCAGCGCCTCCATCTCTGTCATTCGCCCCTCGCTAGTGATCGGATTACTTCCGCCAACCGAAAGCTCAAGCCAGCGTGGTCAGGCCCATCGGGGCCATCAATAAAATCATCCGCTGCTTTCGCCGCATCCTCGATGGCCTTGGCGTAGCCGGCGTCGAATATCCGACGCACCATCACCTTTTCATCAGTTGTTGGGTATGCGCCAATTTCATTTGAGATGATCGTTACAATTTCCTCGAATGCCGCTTCCCGTTCCGTCATTTCTCAACCCTCAGAATAATCATGTTTCTTGACTGGGCTTGTCTCACGCAGTCCTCCGTCCCCCTCCCACCGGGGAACGCAACAACAACTGCTTCAGGATGGGCGTCAAGCATCTCCTTGTTCCTAATTGGTCCCGCTGCCCTTCCATGTGTCGCCCAGTCAGCAATGTAGGTTTTGTGTTCTACGTCCTCAGCTTCGCACCAAAATACAGCCAAGGTGTCCGCTCCCGGCGCACCGCCCTGAATCACTCTTGATGGCGCTAAGAAGTTGAGAACGTCGCACATCATAGGGCTGTCGTCGTAGTTCCTTCCGCCCGTTACGATTATTTCCCGTTCCTTACCCATACGTCCGCGCCTTTCTGGGAGAGGGCTTCCGAATAGCTTTCGCAAATTGGCCCGTGGATACCCCGTACGCAGTTCGTTTTGCATTCGAGTTTCTGAGCGAGTCCAAGCGCCTCCCTCAGTCGTTTCACCTCGTCTTGAAGTTCGAGAACAAGTGCAGTCATTCCTTCCAGTGTTGCGCCTTCCATTAGTTCGTTCCTTTCTGGGAGAGGGCTGTGCGGGCAC